GATTTCTACATTTGTGTATGCGTATACATTACCCGTAACAAGGAGGTCTTGATAGGCGACTACATTTCCATCCACATATACATTACCCACGACCTCCAAATCCTTATCGGCGTAGACATTCCCAGAGACCGTCAATTCTTGGGTCACATCTACATTTGTAGAGACATATACATTTCCTGTAACAAGGAGATCTTGTGAGGCAACCACGTTCCCCGAAACATATGCGTTGCCAGATAGGATAAAATCTTGCGAGGCAACTACATTACCAGAAACATATGCGTTGCCAGATAAGGTAAGATCTTGCGAGGCAACTACATTACCAGAAACATATGCATTACCGGATAAAGTGAGATCCTGTGAGGCGACCACATTTCCATAGACATAGGCGTTACCGGATAAAGTGAAATCTTGCGAGGCCACAACATTTCCATCTACATAAGTGTTCCCAACAACTTCAAGATCCTTATCGGCGTAGACATTACCGCTGACCGTCAATTCTTCGGTCACGGAGACATTTTGGGACACATATACATTCCCGTCAACAACAAGATCTTCGTGTGCATAAATGTTAGCATCCACATGAGTAAGACCATAGACATGTACATTAATATCTTCATCTGTTTTTGGTGTAAATATCTTATCGGTTGGTTTGGCATCCGTATAACCGATTGCGAATTCATCCGACCCTTCACGGTACCCAATAACCACATTTGACAACGCATCGGGTCTATGCATAAGTACACCCAAATCAAGGGTTGTATCTTCGGAAGTGTTATTTTGACCAAGTTCAATAAAAGCATCTTTAATTGCTGTATTCTCCGCGTAGATTACAGTTGTATCACCATTGACCCTAAGATTACCGTCAATCACCATATCACGCAAAACTGCGACATTTCCAGAAACGACAAGAACATTTGAACCGGTGTCATCTACATAGAAGTTTGTGCCGACGCTTAGGGTGTGTTCAGGTAACAAATTTGATATACCGACATTTGAATCCGTGACAAAAGCAACATTGTTGTCATCATGACCCCCACCTGTAAATGTAACAGTATTTGATGTCACATTTGCGCGATCTACCGCAAGGGCGAGCGTCACGCCACCGACAAGGGCATTCGCGGATTCTCCAGATTCTGTAATCTCCTTGGTGTTGCGATCATACATCAAAAGTACAACTTCGGGGGCTGAAAAATCGGGTCTATTACGAATGGGGGAAAGATAGACGGCATTTGAATATGGTGTTGGAACCAAGACATTACTCGCATTGAAGACAACAGTATTTTCCTCCTGATCATTAGAGTCAGGTACGTGTTTACCAAACCTAATCTTGGTAGATCTTTCCACCGAAGGTAAGTTCTTAACCATTTAATATAGGGAGGCAAATTAATTTGCGTAAAGAAGACCAGCCATCCCATTTTGTATGCGAAGTATGTTATAGTTGACGGCATAAATTGGGTCATTTATGACTGTCCCCTCACTCATAATCTTGGCTGACTCAATGCGACTGAAATTGAGGGTCCCCGTTGGTTGGAGAGAACTTGTCATGAGACAAAAACAATAAAGGAAAAAGTCTGGAGAAGTCACAAAGTTTGTGTGATAATAGTTCATCACATCAATATAGTGTGGCTTACCCCATCGGTAGTTTCCAAGTTCAACACCATTTATACTCAACTTGACTTTGTTTGTTGGTGATGTGAGAGCGCCATCTGTTGTGGTGTCTGAAGATGCCAGGTACTTCACTGGGTGGTTAAAGATGAGATCTTGAACAGTTTCACCACTTGGAATATTTTTCTGCACCTGGGTGATGAGAAGGTCGTGTGTACGCGTCGCAATATTGCCGCGTTCTTCATTGTCAAGATAGTAGTAGTTGGCATACATTTCAAAATTGTAGTTTGCTGCTTGGGAACCCCAGTGAATGCGTAACTCCACATTATGATAGTTGAGCGCAACGAGTGGGAGTGCACACTGTGGTCCTTCACAAAAGAAGAAACGAAGGGGATAAAAATAGGAACGCGCATGGACACCTGGGTGTGTACCGATAGCACTTCGTGAAACATTTTGTGCAAATGTATCAATCGCAATCTTTTCTGTAAACACTGAATCTTGTGTATCAATCACAGAACCACCAATGAGCAACTCAATTTTATCAATGAGTAAATCCCATCGCGAGGTATCTTTAGCTTCTGTTGTATCATCGATCGTCAAATAGATATATCCAAGCATATCACCCGATTTCTCAATTTGAACACTTGACATTGAATTATTTTTCACATCTCCGCGTATAGTTTGCTTTTCAACGGATTGTGAAAAATTAGAGTGTCGTTTAAAGGTTGAACTAAAAAACGATATCTCTGGGTTGCCCATAATGTACTCATCCTGAGCACCAATTGCTACAAGTTGAACAATACCCGAAGACATGTTATTACTACTTTAAAGGGAGAAAATTACAAGTTTGGTTTTCTACACACAAATCTAAAAACTAAGAAGTTTTCACCTGCATCTGTGGAATTTTTAATTGTATTACCATCTTGATCTCTGATGGTCACAGCGAGGCGATCAATACGCCTGATTGGGTTGACATATTGTGTCGCGATTGGATAGTTGTCTTTGAAAGTGATGAGTGAATTACTTCCACCGTGTGTAGTGCTTTCACTTATGAGACTCGCAAAAGAACTTCGGAGCATACTCAAGTGTCCCTGACCAGTCAAAACATTTGAAGCTCTGTCATTGAAAATGGAATCCAATTCTTCAACTGAGACATAGCAATGTTCGGTCGCATCGGTTGAATGAATGTGAGCCGCAAGGAGTCTCGCCTGAACCACATTTTTTAGGGGTTGCTGAAGGTGGCAAGTAAAAGTGTTCGCACTGTCTTGTCCAATCGTGTCAACGGTTATGGTGTGATACTCATAGTCAAGATCTGGAATAGTCTGGGGCGAAGTAACCAAAGCCATTTAGTATTAGCTTAGATTAAAGATCCACCGATTCCGTCCTCAATCTCATAGCCCGCTTGTTCCGCGACGAGCTTTTCAGAGCCACAGACACCACCTGGTGTGAGACTCTTTGTGTAGGTACTCCCCTCACTGGTGTGACCGGGGGCGCATTCAAGACGGTGTTCCAAGTCAAAGATGGACTCCTCGTTGATCGCCTTAATGGTGATTGGTCTGGGTTGGTACTTGCTGGTGTTTTTCAACATACCGAGCACAAAGATCAGAGCGATCAAGGCAACAATGGACATGATGGCATTTCGGTTAGCACGGTTAAGGTTGAGCATTTATAATGTACATATATATTTTTTCTAAAGTGCGTTAAAGGTTATTGAATAGTTTCCTATTAGAGAGTAGATGGCTGAAGAAATTGTCTTAGATCGTGGGAGTGCTACTGTGATGAAACTGGACGCCGATGAACAGGCCCTGATGGATGAAATTGAGATTTCAACTTCGCGTCCTCAGCCTGTGCGCCGCCCACCACAACAGCAAGCGTACCGCCCCCCACCACAACAACAACAAGAAGCCATGGATGCTTTCGTGAATCCAACCAAGCAAACAGCTCCATCACCACAACAACAAGATGAAGAAATTGACTACGGTGAAGATGAACCAATGTTTTTTGACGATGCCGACGATGGCCCAGAAATGGGTATGCAACAAGAACAACCATCTAAAGGCTACAGCTCCGTAGATGAAGAAAAAAGTGATCTTGTTAATAAATTGGGTCGTCTTGAGAAGAAAGGTTTTGCTGTCAACAAAAGACTCAATGTGTACTCAAGTGTTGAAGATCTCCGTACAGAAGTCAAGCGGATTACCTACAGTATTGATGTTGAACAATCTATCCGCTTCTCTCGGCGTATGTTGGTAGCCTGTGTTACAGGCTTGGAGTTCCTGAACAAAAGATATAACCCCTTTGAAATTCAACTCGAGGGCTGGTCCGAGTCTGTGATGGAGAATGTAGATGACTATGACGGAGTCTTTGAAGAGTTGTATGTCAAGTACAGAAGCAAGGTCAATGTTGCCCCCGAGGTCAAACTCATTATGATGTTGGGTGGTTCAGCGATGATGTTCCACTTGACAAACAGTATGTTCAAGAGTGCTCTCCCCAATATGAATGATGTTCTCAAGCAAAACCCAGACCTTGTCAAGAATATGATGTCTGCCGTTCAAAACACAACCCGCGCACCATCTGGACCAGCTGATGCGGCTCCAGTGGGTGGCACTGGTCAGTATGAGATGCAAGGTCCAGGTATTGACATCTCAAGTCTCATGGGTGGTGTTATGATGCCACCCCCACCACCAATGAATACAACTCCAATCCCAGTCACTGAACAAGATGATGATGATGTGTCCGATATTGTTTCCATTTCAGGAGAATCCACGGGTGGTGAAGTGAAGGAAGTGAATGTTGAGTCCAGCAAGTCTAAGCGAGGACGCAAAAAGAAGAAGACTGAAATTAATCTCTAAGTACAGTATAAATGATAGGCTACTGTCCTTTGGAGGAACTCGAACCTCCTGCCAGACAACAGCAACCTGTTGTTAGTCCAAAGGTTGAAAGCAAACCTTTGGCTGGCCTCGAGGAAACTGAATGTAATTACGTCGTCATGGCTTTCATTGTCGGCGTTTTATTCCTTGCCGTCTCTGACTCCATCAGGGCGTAAATTGTTATTAATTCTACTTTTGGGATCTTTACTCCCCATTAGGTAAAATTGATTTAATATGTGAATGTTGTAATTTCCGTTTGACCGCCTGTACCACTGTCCAAGTTTCCTGGAATTGTGAGATTTCTTGTGACCTTTGTAACTTTTCCACCACACGAAGACATGAGTTCTATGGAAATGTCGTAACTGTATATCCTGGCCACATCAATATTATATGGAACTATACTTATACCTCTTTGACCGGTTGTCACAGTTGAACTCCATGGAT